TTACAGGTTCAGCCACGGGTTCAGCTACCGGCTCAGTAACGGGTTCAGCGACTGGCTCAGCGACCGGCTCAACGACCGGCTCAGGACATAGCGAACGAAGTTCGTCAGCGATGGAAGGAGGGAGGAGATTTTGGGAGGAATTAAGGAGGAGGATTGCTTTAGCAAGGAGAGAAAGTTGTGAGGACATTTTGGAGGGATAGAAAGTAGGAACCTAATTATTTCTATAGGCAACACAACAGCATCAATTTTTTCCCAAATTCTATAGTAAGGAATGAAATCGTTTATTGATACAATTATTACAAATATCCCAATTGTATTGATAATCTTGGTTTTTATCTTTTTAATCTTAAGCGAGTTCGCAGGGGTATGTATTAGTTTTGATAAACTAGGCGAAATCTTACATGGCGTCATTATAGGTCACCAGGTAAAGGTTTTAGGATAAAAAATGATGACACCAAATCGGCATTGTAGATAAGCATATTCCCATGAACACTGTGGTACCAGATACTCTTATTCGTGCTTCGGTTCAAGGTATTGTATACCTCATTAATTCTCAAACTGGCGATGTTTACACCTATAATCCAGAATCACCGACTTACATCGGTCAACTAGAACGTATTCCAGATACCGATAAGCACCTAATGTCTAAGCAAAATGGCTGCCTTCATTATGCGAAAGTGAAATATCGCGATGATATTCGTGAAGTGATGGAACGGCTACGTACCACCCAGTAAAAAAATGAAGAGCCTCCAGACCAAATGAACAAATGGCAAATGGAGTATCTAATTGATGATATTCTACGCCAACGCAAACTCTTGCTGTGGCGTAAAATAGTTGATAATTTTCCAATAGAACAGAAACACCGTGATATAATTACTAAAAAATTCCTCCAACCACCGGTGGTGGATTCGCAGCGGCATACTGCGCCGCCAAAATCCGCCGTTCAGCCCGATAGTACGCCAACTGCTCTTCATTGCTCTGGAACTGATAAGTGAAAGTGCTATGAAGTACGTTATAAGAACTAACAAAAGTGTAAATTGACATATCGGCGTTATTTTCTATTTTTTGACCCTCGGTCAAAGGTGAAATGACGTTCGCTTGCGGATTTGCCTGTGAAAATCGTGGAGGTCCAGTAGAATATCTATTTGAAGGAATAGGTGCCAGAGATATTTGTTGAAAAAAGTTTGATGGTATATATGGATAGCGTAATACATGTAATTGCTGTCCGTTACGAAAATCGGTTGCCTCTTGATTATTTGCGAATGAGTACCATATAGGCGGGTCTCCACTCAAATTATTCAAATAGTTGGAAAAATTAATCGCTTGGACGCGATTAAAGGTATTCCATTGACGTTGTAGTGTGAGTATATCACTTTTAGTTTTGTATTTTACACCTGATAAATCGTATGGCGACTGTGGAATGTTTCCAATCCCAATATTTGTTGAGAGATACTGAAGATATGTATAGTTTGATAAATACGAAGGATACGGGTCCATGTTCATTTTCTTATTTAGATGGTGCGGTTTTTAAATAGCACAATCATCATTTACTATTTCATTAATCGTATCTTTTTCATCATCGGAGGAGAGGTCCTTGCTGTAGTCTATTACAGCCCCCTTACGAACCCCAATAGTTTTACGATTTTTAGAGACAAATTCTACAAATGTATTATTTTTAGACAATTCGGCCACTTCGGCACCCAAGCTAAACTCAGCAACAGTCAGCGACGCAAGGAAGGAATGAAGACGAGTAGCAGCTCGTTGCTCCAAGAGTTTATCAATGGCGATTTGACGTTCACTCTTGACAACGGAAGGAACTTTTACAGCGAAGGAAGAAACAGGGCGCTTGGTCATTTTGTTAGAAATCTCAGGAATCCAAACAACAGTTTCAATTTTTTTAAACTAGCCTTAAGTATCATCAAACATCATTTTTCCTTTACCGCCAGATATTTCAAACACATTCCACGCTTCTCCGTACGTCAATAAATATGTTTTACGACTCTTATTACGAGGATCCATTGGAATCGGCGCTAATATTGGGTAGAGAACAGGCAAAACTGCGCGAGTAAATTGTAGGGTTCCTGATGGATTCGTTGTATCAAAGCCACCAAAAGTTATATTATATACATCTTGAGGCAAAGGATATGAGTAATCCAAGGCCATACGAATATTTTTCCAGTAGGAGGTCACTTCACGAAACACAGCTATTTCCCATTGTTTAATTCGGTCAATATTTGAGATGTTTAAACGTAATGAGGAGACGAAAGGTGAATTATCGTATGCTGTGAGAACTAGACGCTGACCGGCGAGAGTAGAAGCGTACGACCGGAGGCCTACAAGCATACGACTAACAGAACCAATCATATCAACAGTAAACGGTAGTTGGACAACTGCGTTATAGGGAGGCGAAGCGGCTACAAACGAATTGTCCTCAATGGTAAACTGTTCATGACGAACATTGGTATAAGGTATGCGCAGAGTTTGAGATTTGAGCCATAGGTTCGCATCACGAGGTAAATAAAGTTGAGTGGATTCTAACGATAGTTGTATCGGCTGGACCTGCTCTAAGGGTAAAGTAACCTGAGAAGTATCAATGGGGCCATTTTGAGTCGCTTGAATCACCAATGGTTTGCCATTCCACGGTTGAGGTAAAAGTCGTCCATCACTGGCAACCACCACTTCGTTCAATTTACGTAAATAGATACGAAGGCGCCAACGCTGTTGGTTGAGAGCAGACATCGGTATTCCTGGTTCAAACAATTCCTCGCTGCCAAGAATGGGTATAGGGACACGTAGTTCGCCGACCGTAGCGGAACGGCCGATGGCCAGTGGTGTTTCCAAGCGTGAGCCGACTTCATCGTTCATCAAGAATACTGGTCCCGTTTCAGCGGTTTGGCGATTACGCCACGATAGATATTCACCGTAGTTTTCGTGAATAATAACTTGGTCCTGAAACACCTGTATCTTATCAATGATTTGGAATCCAATATTGTTCGTATAACCGAATGTGACGCCACTGGGGTCTGTTACTATTCCTGTTGGATTGGCCGCTACAGCAGCGGGTGGCAACCAAGTAGGCAATTGAATATGGAGAAAGAAGTATTTAGCCATATCACCACGATGTTCTATATCAAAATCTACCCAACGACCCCAATCTGGTTGATTTCGTGGTTGTGCTATGTATATCTCTTTTGTAAATGGCACGGAACGCATGTAAACACTATGAAAAAAAGAGACCTTTGGGTTTGCGGTAAAAAAGATGTCCTTTTTGCCTCTGGCAACCAGTTCAATTAGACCACCGGAGCGAGATGTCATTATGAATCTCCTTAATTTATAGTGAGCGATTTTAAACCCACACTTTATAGAGATGTTTCACCCATTAATGACAATATTCACCGCCCTTCTTTTCGTTGCTTTAACACCCGGTATCTTATTGACCATACCACCAAAGGGAAAGCCTATTATCGTTGCGGTCACACACGGTGTTATTTTTGCCGTAATTTACGCCATTACTCATAAGGCCGTCTATCATTTTACCAAACAGTACGAAGGCTTTCAGGAACAGTATGTATTTCCTAAGCCAATAAAAAACGGCGAAATGTGCGAGGCACAGACCTGTATGTGTAACGGAGCTGAGATTGCCGAGAAGGGACGTTGCCAATAGACTTGACTGCGTCACTGGCTTAAAAACATAAACAAATGAACGACTAATGATGAGTTTTCCAAATATCAGCACCGGTTACGGTTTGACCGTTCAGCCCGTGACTCCGCCCAAGATGGCCGAAATGAAAGCAACGGACGACAAACTTAACGTCATTCTTACGACGATTCGCATTCCTGATGATCATATTTGGGCGAATGGTCTATTTCAAAACATTTATATAATCTATCGTATGTTGGAAGTGATGGGACTCAAACCGTGGTTGATGGTAGATAATAACCAGAATCATAAAGATGCGAAAGTTCATGAAAAGTTTCGTATGATGGATTTTAAGGAGTATGCCGCCAACCCTTTTCCAGTCGCTTCGTACCTTGAGGTGGGTATGTCGTGCGACCCAGGCATTCGCCGATTTTTCCGGTCCATGGGCGCTAAGGTGAGCAAACTCTACCTTGGAAACATTTTGAATATTGATATTGAAACGATGACGTTTATGAAGGGCGTTAATTTCAGCCATCACGTAGCAGGTGAATTGGACGAGATTTGGGTAAGTCCTCATTACGATTTCCACGCTGAATACGCCGGTTCTATCAACGCACTTTGTGGGAAGACCAGGATAGCACCTTACGTTTGGGACCCTATGTTTATTGAAGATATGGGGCAAATATATGACGATAAGGGATTATCTTTGGAATCGGAGCGTGTTTTTGTCATTATGGAACCAAACATCAGTTTCCAAAAGAACTCGGTGATTCCTATTACCATTGCGGAGGCGTATTATCGTCTTCATCCAAAACGGGTAGGTCAGGTTATAGCAATCAATGGTGAGCGACTCAAAAATAACCCATATTACAAGACCTCTGTACTTCCTAATCTCAGCATTCACAAGGATAATAAGCTACAACTTACTCCACGCGCCCATATTGTAAATCTAGTGAGAGCATTTCCATCTGCCATTATTATTATGCACCAGGTGAATAACGAATATAATTATAGTTTCTTAGAGTTTATTTCTATGGGTTTTCCGGTCGTCCATAACATCAAACGTTTCAAGGAATATGGATACTATTATGAAGCAAACGATTTTGATGGCGGTGCCGAGCAAATCAACCGTATCATCAAGTATCATGATAGTAATAAAGTTGCCTACGCAGCGCAAGTAAAGCAACTCACTTGGAATTTTTCTATCAATAATCCGGCGAACATAGAGGCCTGGCGCGATCTTTTATTCAAGAAAGCGTAATCGTAGGCAGTTTAAAAACCACCCATAAGACATCTTATAGACCATCATGAAGATTGGCGTAACTGTAAGATTTCTTAATAGTTATTTTAGTGGAGGTATTCCACAGGTCGCATGTTCCCTCGCAAAAGCCTTACACACGTCAGGCCATGATGTAACGCTGTTGTACCCCGCTGGCGAACAGGACTGGTTTATGGACGTGTTAGGACTCAAAGAAAACCTGCCTCCAAGAGTGCCATGGGAACCAGAATCACCTAACAGATATGATGTAGTTTTTGAAGTGGTTTGGTCGTTCCCAGACGAATTGCGCCCTAAAGTGGCCGACCACCGAATTCTTTGGGTCCATCAGCCACCCATTTTTCACGATATTGAATCGTCGGTCTATCAGTGGAATTTGACCCAGAGGTCTTTCAAGAATCTCACCGCCATTACTACATACGATTTTTACTCGCAACAGGACGTACGATACTTAGAATTTTTGTCAGGAGTTCAGGTAATCCAAGTTCCTTTCCTATGGAATCAGGAAGCATTGACTATTTTTTGCGATGAGAATAAGATACCTGAATGGAAGGAATCTGCTAAACGGGTTGAACAAATGATTCCTAAGGAGGTCAATCCTTCTGTTTCGTGGTGCGCACGTATTGTAGAGAGTAATTTTAGTAATACAAGCCACGCAAATATTCCACTTAATATTTTGACCCAAATTCGCGTACGTGGTGATCCAGTACGTTTTAATGTCCACAATGGCGAGCAGCTCGGCAGCAACGAATTTTTCAAGACAAATATTGCGAAAAATCTACTTTTACCAGATATTAGCGGTTCTATTGTCCCACGAGTGCGATTACCAGATTTACGTCAAGAAAAATCGTTCCTTATTTCCCATCAGCGATTTCGTCCCATTAAAGCATTTTTACTAGACGCATTATATCTCGGTATTCCAGTGATTCACAATTGTGAGCTTTTGACCGAAATGGGTGTTCCTTATGGGTATAAGTTAAATCAAATACAGGATGCTGCGAATGCGTGGGCAAAACTCAAAAAGGACTACGAAAACGAAAAGATATTTTTTAATACAACGGTTCATAGTGCTTTGAGGGTTAAATTAGTAAAACGTTTTTCACCTGCTGCTTTATCAACGACGTATAGTGAACTTCTAAAACGGGCTATTTCGCCAAAGGCAATTCCAAAATCTATCACACCCGTCCAACAAAACCGAGAATTGAGAGTACACTTTTGTGAATTATGGAGTGAGTTCGTACCAAAATATAACTTTTTTATGTATTTGCTCTCTTGGATTGGCGCAGCCAATAATATTCCAGTCATTCTTGATAGTAAAACACCAAACCTCGTAATTTACGGACCACTCAGCAAAGGACAAGAGAAGGCGTATCCTGGTGTTTCAAAGGTATGGTTTACTGGAGAGAACACTCAGCCTCCAAAAGATAATGATATTGTACTCAGTTTGGGATTCCAATACAACACCGCCTCAAACTACATTCGCTTACCATTATGGATGCTAGAAGTGAATTGGTTTGGTGCGGATCCGGCAAAGATTGTCAATCCTCGTCCTGTTTCTTTGGAGGCGGCGACAAC